CTCGTTCTGCACCTAAACTCATTTCAAACTCCTGTGTGTCTCACACAACTATTGCATCATGGGTGGTGGCCCACCGGGCATCGCGCCGGTGGGAGGTGGTGGAGCACCTCCTTGGCCAGCCACGGCCTGTTTGAGGAACTGGGCAATGGCGTCTGGCGGAGCGCCTTGCGAGTGCATTTGTTCGACCTTCGCCTTGATCTCTGGCGGCAGGTTCGCGAGTTCTGGCGGAATGCCTCCTCCCGGAGCGGGGGATGCTCCGGGAGGGCCTCCACCTGCCCCAGCGGGTGCTCCACCACCCGGCTGAGGAGGCGGTGGTCCATTCTGGCCGGGCTGCGGAGGGGCGGCTGCGCCGGTGGAGTTGCCCCGCATCATGTTCATTTCCATTTCCTTCTCCATCAAGTCCCAATCCTCGGGCTTGATGACAACTTCAGTAAACGCTTGTTCGAGAACTCTCAGCGCAACTTTCATTGATGTCATGGGAGCGGCGGAAGCGAACTGGCCAATGGCTTGAGCGACTTGGATGGCTTCTTTCTTCTTGAAGACGGAGTTAGGTTTTTCGCTAGTGCCGGGGACGATATCAAGGGCAAATCGTTTATTGTACTCTTCCAAGGACATGTTGGTCCAACCTTCGGAAAGCTTTTTTCCGATAAGACCTTCAACCTCGGGCTTGGACATATTTTGTACGCACTGCTCCAATAGAGCTTTGCATAGGTCTGCCATGACATCTTCAACAACTTCAATTTTAGCTCCAACAGACATTCGAGCTGCGTCCTGATAACTTTGGACACTTGCTTCGTTAGTATTAGTCTTAAATTGCACACCTCTAATTGCATCTGAAGTGTTCGATATTCGGTTGATAGAATTGATGGTTGGTTCTTTATTGAAGAGGGCTTCATACTGGAGGCTTGGAGGAGCGAGTGCTTCGAAGACATCTCCAATCTTTGTGCCCTCTGGGACCTTGACTCCCACAACCGCCTGCTCATCGACAAATCCCCTCTTGATGGCTTGCATCAAAATCTCAGCGTCGGCTTGCGACAGCTTCTGCGAGTTGTAGAAGAAGAAATTGAAGATCGAGTTTCTGATCCTCGCCACTTGGCGATTGATCTGGTTAATCTCGTCCTGTTGATCTAGATAGTACGAGACTTCTCCCACCGTTGTAGTCTGCCCAGTAGACAAGCCAAATCCGATGATGAAATACGGGAAGAATCGGGTTGTTTTGGTGTAATTATCCCATACCCAAAGGGGATAGGTCCAATCATCCGCAGCGAACAATGCGGTTCGTCTGGTAGCTTTATCCCAACAAAGCCAACATTCAGTGTAATAGAGAGACCGATAGCCGCCCACTTCCTCGTTCTCTTGGAGTGAGGTTTCAGCCCCAAGAGTTTCCAGAACCAGACCGTAGGCATCGTCTTTGGAGTTTCCTGAGCCATGCGTGAAAACTGCCTTATGCGTTGGTTTGAAGATATAGTAATAGCAATCTTTGTCCGCGCCCTTTCGAGTGAACCTATGCTTCAAGAAATTCGTTGGCAGGAAGCATCTCTCAGCCATCCATCCTGCATCGGTGCCGTCGGGCATCTCTGATACAGGGTCAACGACAAGGTTCTTAGCCATTACGTTCCTGAGCTTAGGTCCACCCGGCTCAAAGACATTTACGACCGCTTCGATTGCTGAGAGTTTTCCATAGGCGCTTTCCAGAGCCTTTGTGTTTTTGGCCTTTTCGATTTCCTGCGTTACCTCTCGCAGGCTTTCCATAGCCGAGTCGGCCGATTCCGCTTTCAGCACGTAATCTAACTTGAGCACACCAAAATTCGTCATCAAGGCGACGCCAACGGCCTTCTTGACTTTCGGTTTGCAGTTGAGAAGATTCTTGCCCTTGAGCAATTGGTTCAGGAGTGATCTTGCGCATTCTGCGAACTTTTCGTCCTCCTTATCCGTTGTATTAACGGCAATGTCAGGATCGCGCCCATACACTGCCGGCAACATAACGTTAACGTTAGAGTAGACCACATTCTCGGTAACGTCACCTCTGGCAAATGTCCCTTTGGAAGTTCCTTGGGTTTTGACTTGGTGGTTGTTATAATAAGCAAAGCATTGCTCCCACGCTTCATAGATAAGCTCATTGGCTTTCTGAGCGGAGTCAATCATGGTCCGCCAAAGCGAACCATAGGCTTTACTCACAGGAATTTTGCTGTCCGCATACACTTGGTACGGCGGAATCTCTTTAGGTTCCTTAACCGTCTTTGGCTTCTTCCCATCGATGAAGTCGTTCACATCGAAGGTGTCACCTTCGGGCGAGTCGTCATCGTTCATGTTATAGTCATCAGCCATGTTGTGTGTCTCACACAGAGTTAAAACGTAGCTTCAATCCCGTAGACTTCTCGACAGATTTGCTCACGTATAATGTTCTTCACCATCACCGAGTCAAATGGATTAATGACATTATACGTATAATCGTGGATCGCATTTGCCATAACAACGTTGAGAGCAATGAGCGTCTCATAAGCTTGATACCCATTCGCAAACGCTTGGGCGACAGTATCTTTATCGTCCTCAACACTGGGAGCCTGCTCAAAGAACGTATCGTACAAACTCCCCATATTGGGATTGTACGTCTTAATGACTTCCATGCAGTCTACAATATCTTGTGCACTCATCGGTTGTCACACCTTGATATCTGAACGAGGGTCCGCGCCAACCTCTTACATTCTGCCCTTGCGTTTGTCGCTTCGAACTCTTGTTGCGTAACTACTATTGGATCACGAGTAACGGCGAGACATCCAGAAAGCAACATGGCGAGGAGTCCAATTGCTATGATCTTCATCGTTATCTCCCGTCGATAAGCTTTCTTACCTCGTTGCAGTGTTCCTTCACTGTGATAAACTTCCCATCACTCATACTAATTGCACAATTTGCCCCACCAGCAACATACTGATTAGGCTTATTCGGGTCGCTTGACTTCATCACCGTGATCAATTTTGGATTGATCGTAATCTCCGCTCCGGCCAGACTGTGTAGAATGATCAGAGTGGCTACCGCGTACATTGTGTGTCTCACACATAAACTCGAAGCACAATTGGCATTCGTCAGAATGCCCGCCTTGCATTTCTTCCATCGTCATCCATCTCCATCCAGAACATATACTTCGGAATGATTTTGGACTTCGGTATCTCTATCTGACTAGCTTCTGGCTGGTGGGAAAGCATATACTTGAGTGCATCCATCGCATGGTCGTCGCGGTCAATGGGTCGATCGATGTGCTCGCCCGTCGAAGAACGGTCCCAATAATAGTTAGTAATTTCGTCGGTGATAAAGTCCATATCCTCGACAAAATACAAAAGCGGGCCGGGAGCGTTTCCAGTGAGGATGTGCTCATGGGAAGGCTGCTCCGCGAGGTAAGCCGCAACTTTTGCAACTCCTGTGATGATATCGTTCGTAGCCGGGCGACACTCCATACCGGCGTCCGATAAGAGCTGTGCAATAGGAGTGCCTGTATCGACGTGCTTCTCAATGACCTTCTGACGGAAGATTGATGGGTCTGCCCTGATCTGCTCATCCACGTCGATAAGATGAGCGTATTTGTGCCTAATCTTCTGAACTCTATCGGGCTGTTTTGTGTAGTGAAGGTTTCTTTCATAAAACCCATCCAATACAACAACTCGTCCCCAGTCATCCACAAATCCAAAAAGATAACACGAAGGAGAGGATATCCCAAAGTCGTAGCCCTCTATCGCTTTGACCTTGTAGTTCCTACGCTGTAGGTCCCACAGATGGTTCATTGCCTGTTCACGCGTAAGAAGATGTTTCTCCTCCTCGTACTCCTGATAAACAAGGCCCTCATAGGCGGCCCATAATCCATCGAGAAAACGCTTCCGCATCTGGCCACGATACGACGCTTCCAACGTCCGTATAAAGTCCTCGGTAAGATTTTCCTTGTTCGCATATGTACCACCCTCGATCAGATCGATAATAGGCACACCTGTAGCCGGATGAACTAAAAGTTGATCAACTTTTCTTCCAGTTCGCTTAAATATTTGCAATGGTTTGATGAGTTCTTTGTAGACCCAATTGGACGTTGGATTGCTAGTAAGCATGAGCCATCGTGGTCCACTGTCAGGCATTGAAAGGTCTTCTGGTCCTTCCGGTCGATACGGAGTCTGACCACGAAGTCTTCCCATAAGATCAAGCAAGTCTTTGTGGACAATCTCCGGATCTTCAATTTGGTCGATCCCAATCCAATCGTAAGTGGCCGAGAGTAGGTTGGAGGTCGTGGACCCATCGACATTTTGCTTACCTCGCTGTGAGATATAGCGAAAATTGACAGTCGTACCATTCTTTAGATAACACGTGTTGTCATCTTGGGTCGGCATCTTCTTGATCCAGTCCGGTGGACACCAGAGAAAGAAGACCTTACGAAGCGTATCGTTTAACTTCGGATATGTCGATCGTCCAAGTAAACCGTTTGAACCGGGATAATCGACACAAAGCTTTAGTGCCTTTATAACGAGGGCTGTGGTCTTGCCGTTCGCAAAACCACCACCAAAGAACTGGATCTTGTTCCTCGACTGGTCGAAATCCCAGTGGATCGTGCCTTTTCTTAATTTGTAGTTGTTCTGGGACATAGGTTGTGTGTCTCACACAGTTAATTAAGGCCGAGGCCGTATGAGAACTGAACCCAATCAGTAGCAGCCCAAGAACCAATCGGCAGGCCAGTTGGCGGCACTGCCACAAAGGCGAGCCCGCTCGCCGTGTTGAGAAAAATCTCACCAGCATACAGTGGCACTGGAAGTGCTGCTCCCCTACGGTTCGGGGTTGTGTAGGGCCGGTCGATCGTTCCCGGAAATGATAGGTTCTGCACTGTCGCCATTGTCGTCTCCCAATTCTGAATGAAGCTCTACATTCAAACTCTTCCCTCCAGTACCGTACTCATCCAGAACCTGAATGCGAAGCACGTTTTTGAGGGAGACTTGTTTCTCTGCCACCATCTTGGGGTTAAATCCGCCACGATCCATGATGTCAATCGAAGCTCGTAGACGGTTCGACTCGACCTTACCGTTACGCGAAACATGCGCAATCGTGTCGAGGGCGCCATGAGCGTAAGCGGCAATTCGATGTGTAACGTTCTCGCTTTCAGCACTGATAATCTCCGTGCCAATTAGATCGAGATATTCAGCGTAAGCGGTATGTGCTCTAATCTCAAGCACATCCTCAACTGAGCACTTCAAGGCGTTGGCAATCTCTCGATCACCAACGCCAAAGAAGGTATACATCATGACCGCGCCAACAGCATTCATCAAGTTCGTCTGACCGGGAAGTTCGTTGAGGTTACGTCGCCTCTTCGCCTTCCAAGTCTTCGGATCGATTTTTGTCTCGTCCTTAAGCCGAGGGAAATAATCCTCAGGATAAGAAGGAGCAATGAGGGACCCGTCGGGTGCGACGAACGGGTCCCCCACTCTCGCGAGCACGGGCGGAGGGGGTAAGGTTGGGCCAGCCTGCGCTCGCTTGACTCTTGGCTTGTAGACTTTGGCCATGTGTGTCTCACACAGAAGTTGCGCGTCAGCGCCGTCCGGGAAGCTTGCCCTGCGGTCGCTGAGTCACGTTCTGGGGTGTTTTCGGTTGTGGGGTTTGGGGAAGTGTATTGTCGGGCCGAGGTTGTGACCCCGGTAGAGTGTTGTCGGGGCGAGGCTGTGATCCGGGAAGCCCTTGATCTGGTTTTGGCTGATCACCGGGAAGTCCCTGATCCGGGTAATTGCCACCGCCTCCGGGTGCAGAAGGATATCCAGGCTCCCAAACCCAACCATATACCGGATGCCAGACCCAATGACCATGGGAGGGAAGATTGACTGGTCCACCGGGAGGTGCGCCGGGTAATCCTTGATCGGGATACGGGCCACCGGGGCCTTGACCCGGTCCACCGGGAGAGATTGGATGGCTGGGAAACGGGGGCAACCCCTGATCCGGGCGTCCCGGCTGACCGGGTAGACCCTGATCCGGATACGGAAAGCCCGGTCCCCAGATGCCCGGCGGCTGCCCCGGCAAGCCTTGATCTGGATAGCCCGGAGGACGTGGCAGACTGTTGTCAATACCCGGTTGATTTCCGGGCAATCCCTGATCCGGTCGAGGCGGCCGCCCCGGCTGCGGCCCCGGAAGACCCTGATCTGGCCTCGGTCCACCAATTCCACCGATCTGGCTAGGATCGACTACAGTGATATAAGCCCAAAATCCGCCTTGCATCGTTTTCTCCTGTTTGTGTGTGTCACACAAGTTTGAGTGGAGCTAATCTTACCTGTTGCGGTTACGTCGGCCCCGCCGCCCGTCGTCCGGCTCAGGCTCCTGAACCGCTTCTTCATACTCTTCTTGGGTATCTTCGCTAACTGCGTCGTCATCGTCTTCGCGCTGCTCGCCAACCCTGCGCACATCTTCTTCGCGCCGCTGACGCTCGTCCCAACGTTCGCGAACCTGACGATTGCGCTCCACTCGGGCAGCTTCTTCCTCTGGCGTTTCGCCCTCGTAGCCTTCTTCTTCTATAGGCGCTTCGCCCTCACCCGCCGCAGCATTGTGTGTTGCAATGTCGGCAGGATGGTTGGGTGACATCCCTTCCTTGTACAGAACAGCGGCTTCGACTGCGAGCCGCTGTTCCTCCGTTTCTGCTCCATCTACGATAAGATTGCCCAACTCGTCGTAGCGATAGCTTCCTTCGCCTGCTTGCCTAGCCGCAATTCCTCTCATGGTCATTTTCTCCTGAAAAAGAGCACAAAAAAGTCCCGTTGGCAGAGCCAACAGGTAGACAAAAAGCCCTAGTGGAGTAGGGCTTCTATCGCGTGCCGAGGGGGTTTCTGTCGAGATTGACCGACGACTCTACTGTGTGGGTCAACTCGGAATGTTCTGTGAGTGCTGCCTTAACAGCCACTACATCGGCCGCGGTAGTATTGCGATCGATGAGATAGGTCGTTTCAATCGGGCGTTTGCCACCCAACTCCTCACTTGCTGCGACTCGATAATAGCCAAATCGCACATTATTTCCGGGTGCTTGTCCCAGAAGATTGTCAACTAGCTCTCGCAGAGCGAAGCTCCCCTTTTTGGAGAGGGCTTGAACTGCTCTCGTACTGTTGAAGTCGTTCCAAGAGAGCTTGATGCTCTCTATATTACCACTGTAATTGGCGTGTAGGCCGCCCTTAACAACAGCTTGGTAACGCATGGGTGCCCTCTCCATGTTCTGTTTTAAGAAAAAGCCGGGATGATAGACAGGAAAACTACCACCCCGGCCAATCATGATTTTGCCCTGAACGCAACATCATGTGTGACACACACAAGGAATGCATGACTATTCCGAACGTGTCACCGGCTTATACTATACTATACTCGTCTATGCGTGTCAAGAATTACTTTTTTGTGTGATACACACAAGACACAAAGTGCGACATATCGTCGCAGGCATGGAACCCGCTATTGACAAACTATAGTAAAGTATGATACGCTGGATGGTTCATCTGAACGAGGAACCACCGAACGCAGTGCTCCTCCGCTGTGTTCTTCCAATCCATGTGTGAAACACACACATGGCCCACACCACTCCTCACAGATGATCTTATAGGGGGGAGCCCTCATCTAGTACGATAGACCCGCCTCCCATTTTTCTTTTTGGGGCCATTTGCCATGACAAATCGCGACAATTTTGGTTTAGAGGCGATGAGACAACTTGCCGCTTGGGCAATGGTAGGTGGATTGTATGGTGCCGGAATAACGGCCATTATTATTTATCTTTATCTTTCATAGTGCGCCAGTAGTGGCACATGACCCCGATAATGGTCTTACATGTGGCGAAATAGTCATCATTTCGCTGCTAATTTGGTGTATAATTATATACATATTAGGTAAGTCCGCGCCTGTTATCCTGTGACGGATACTGCCTGACAACTAACCCCGGCGCCGCAAATGGGCCGGGGTTCTTTTGTGTGATACACACAAAGTTAAGGGCCAACCCCGAAGGGATGACCCTTAGCTCTCGCACCAGTACGAGTATAATAGGCTGGCCCATTGCCGTTTGCCTATCTTAGTGGTATTATACCGCCGTTAGGCGCGGATGTCAAGCATTATTTTTACATAATGCGCTTGTAGTACCCTTGCCCGAGAGTGTTCGTGTGAGACACACAAGTCTTATTTAAGCTTAGGCTTAGAGTTCTTAGTCGATGAAATCGACACACGTGTGACCTCCCTCCGGTCGCCCCCTCACAAAGTCAAATCACGAATTGTTACAGGTTGTGAAAATGGGGAGGGTACGGGGGGCCATGCGTGTAGTGCATAGCTCGAATAGTCGAGCGATTCCAATGGGTTAGGTGTGGGTGAGCACCCTCAAAAATGCATAGCTCGTGATTATCACTTTTTGTTACATTATGATTATGCTCAAGGTGAGTACAATACAACTACAGGTATCATGCGCCCACACATGCGCGACCACAACCTCAGGTGTTATACTCAGACTGAGCACAAAGGCAAACAACTTGTGTGAGTCATACAACGTTTTCACATGTCAAGAGCAAAAAGATGTGGAGAGGTGCAATAAAGTAATTGACGGATATTTTCCCGCGCCTGTCGGCGCATTCCAAAAACGCATACACAATCTGTAACATTCCGTGAAGAGCTATGCAATGAGCGCATAACAAATCGAGTTCCGAGGCAATAGGAAGCTCACAGGTGAGCGCAAAGGTTTTGGGTCATCTAGGTAGCGCGGTTTTTATCGCTTATCAGTGAAGCTCTAAAAGCGTTCTAGGGCATATTTCTATGGTGCATTGCAGCACAAAAAATGAAGTTTTACGCCGCGAAAACCGTTCCGATTATCCGAAATGGTATCAAATCGGCCATAATATGACACAAATCGGCCAGGCATCTTTTTGCAATCATTTTGAATACTGCCAACATTTCGCCGCATTCTAGGTGCTCTCTATCGCTGCGGCCAATTCCGCGCGAAAGTCACTTGGCAGGGTTCCAAACCTGTCCTTTCGGGTTCTTTGACATTGTTAACCCGTTCCAGCGTTTCCGCCAGTGGCTTTGGCTTCTGTGCAACGCGGTACACTTGAGACTTTGCTTTGGCACACTGTCAGGCATTGCAAGTGCACTTGCAGCCACATTGAAAACAGCAAAAGCCCTTAAGGATTGGCCGCACGCTTCGGATGTTTTGGGCTGAGAGATGCCGCGCGCTCTCAATCATCGCCCAATTGACGAAACGCCATTGGCGCAAACGCTGGAACACAAAACAGGAAACGAGAAACATGTGTGAAAAGTCGAGATTAACTCACAGCATCCTCGCAAAGTTCATTGCGCTTCAAGACATTGAAACCGCAACATTTGCCTATCACGGGCAAATTGCCAAAGCGAAAGCAGCGGCTGAACTGGCGAGCGTTTGCCATGATGCGCTGATCAAATACAGCCAAGCAATCTGCAAGGTTGAGGCTGATCAGCGCAACAACGAGCAACAGCCTTGGGTTCCCGATGATGTTTTTGACCTCGTTACTCATTAGCGGCTGGCTCTATTGGCCATACGCTGACGAAACGCCGCGAATGTGTTGGGCGGCGAAGTCAACTCCAACACAATCAACGGTTTGTGTGAGACATACAAACCAAAATTACAGGAAAATATCACCATGATTAAGCTTTTCGTTTCCACTGCCATTGCGATCGCGCTGCTTTCCGGTTCGGCATTTGCCAAGTCGGAAATTCAGGTAACGCGCATCGTTTATGATCTCTCCGATTTCCCTGAACTGGCTGCCAAGACTAAGGCAGTTTGTGAAGGCAATGCCGTCAAGAGCGTTAAGCTTGTCGCGGCGTGCAAGTCGGAGAGCTTTCCCAAGATCACGAAAGCCGGGAAATGGTACAACGTCGGAATTGGCGCTGAGTTGAATACGCTCATTGCTAACTCTGGCGCTACCGCTGAAAGCAAGTAAGGCTTTCATTCCCGCAACAGCCGCCAGCGCAAATGCTGGCGGCTCTTTTCGTGAGGTTAAAATGGCAGTGCTACGCAATCTGAAGGCTGACGCTGAATTAGAAGCCCTACGGGCTGAAGTTGAGCGGCTGAAGGCTGGTAAGGGATTGTCGCTCAAAGTCTCTCAAAAGGGCGCTGTGAGCGTTTACGGGCTGGGTCGCTGGCCGGTCACGCTCTATCAAGGCCAGTGGGCGAGCTTGCTTGCCATGGCTGACGATATCGCGGCGTTCATTGAGGAACACCGCGCCGAGTTGAGTTCCAAAGATTAACGGTTTGTGCGATGCAATATCCCCCATGTTGCACCGCACAAGGGCCATGCTGCACTGCACAAAGTTCCGCGTTGCAGTGCAGCATGTGTCCTTTCTGCCACACGACTTTCGTAGGGGTGTGGCAAAAATACCACAGGGGATGCCCTCCCTCCCTCTTGCATTACGGACGCTTGATCACGGCGCAAGCGCGAACGGAGAACAAACCGCGAACGAACTGGCCTTGTGTGTATCACACATGAAAATAAAGCTTGACAAATCAAAGACTTAGGGCGTATGATCGCAACTCATTGGCAATTTCGTCAATGAAAACAAGGGTTTAGCATGACAGATCAACCGGAAGGCGAATTGAGTAATGCTTTCAACCGCGTTGTGCGACAAGAGGACAACGATAGGTTGAGTTCCATGTGTTCACTACTCAACACATTCAACTATGCCGTGCAAGTGCAGAGCAATCGAAACCAATGGGAACCGGAAGATTTCAGAGCGTTTGCAATTGCATTGTGTGCAATGGATCAAATCGGTCAAGCGCATCATGCTGTTTCTCACGCAATCGAAAGCCTTGCATCTAAGCGATTGAAAACAGTAGATTAATTCTTGTGTGAGACACACAAAAAATAATGCTTGCGTGTCTCACACAAATCTGAAATACTTCATTTGTTGAGGCAAACGCTTTAACGTTTCAAAACAGGAAAGATTAAACCAAATGGCAAAGCAGACCAAAGCTCCCGTCAAGTCGAATGTAACTCCAATCAAGGAAACTCCCAAAGTGGCACAAGCTCAAACCGAAACCAAAACCGCCGTTGCCTATGTGAACAAGAACGCCATTTCCGCTGACGTTGGTCAAAAGGCGGTTATGGCTTGGAAAG